ATAGACTTTTCACTTTCACGAAAAGCCATTTCTGGTCCGTATAAACCTCTATAGTTTCTATAAGCCTTTAGCCATCTTTTTTCATCATAGACTTTTGATGTCTCAGCTTGATAAAATCTTTCTCTAATTAAACCTACTAAAGAGTTACCTTCAGCTTCATAGCCGCCATTCTTTTCTTTATCTTCATCCATTAAATTTTTTTATATAAATTAGTAATCTCTTTCTTCAGCCATTCTAAAGATTGCTGGATCTACTTTTGATTTTGATTTACCTTTAGCATCATTACCATCTCCAGAAGTAGCTCCTTGAGTTACTTTTGAATTAGGATCTATCGCCATTTTTTCGATAGGTGCTTTTGGTGAATCTGGTGCTAATTCTCCTTGCATGTATCTTTTCATCATTTGGGTTTTCTCCTTTTTTTATTTTTTTTCTTTTTAACTTTTTTCTTAGTACCTGCATATACGACAGGTATAAAATTGCTCTTGGGTCCAAGACTCATTAATAATCTTTTTCGTCAGCCATATTAAACAAAGAATCTTGTACATGCTCTGATCCAGATTTAGTTGGAACAGTTGTATCATATTCAAACTCTTGATACTTTCTAGGTGCATGTTTAGAAAAGTCAATATTAGTATGCTCCCTGTTTGGGTTTTTCCCATCAGGACCATCACTAAGTTGACCTTGTTTAACTTTAGCTTTTGGATCAAATTTTGCTTCCATTGCTCTCTCCTGTTAGATTTTTATTTTTTTAATCTTTAATATATTTTTAGTTGGTATAGTCGTATGACCGCCACCTTGTTTTATTTCTTTGTTATTAGTTTCAAAGCTACAATCAGACATTAGTATAGTTATATCTTTATCTTGTTTAACTAACCAACCAACTGTGCAGCATACTGCAGTGATTGATTTTTTTATGTCAGGAATATCTACCCATGAGCAGTCACTGACAATATCTTCCCAGTATGCCATTACTAAATCATACGGAAAAATTTTTTTATTTAGTTCTGGTAGTTTTCTTTTTGACATCTTTTAATTTACCAGAATTTTCCATAGCATAAAATACGGCTGCACCTTTTGTCTTACCGTATTGTCTAATCATAGAATTTTTAATTTTTTTACCTTTTTTATTTAGTGGCATTAATATCCAAATTTACTATCTGCTGCATGAAAAGAATTAGTACTAAATGATGTTCTAAATCTTGCCGCATATTTAGGATGTGTTGGTCTACTCATACATCCATATCTTAATGCATCATAAGCATGATCTTCAGCATTAGTATCTACATCTTCAGGGTTTTTACTGTCTGTTGGTAATGTTGTTAAAGTTCTAATTAAGTTATGACAGTTTTTAAATATTCTTAACCCTGGTTCTGTATCATTTACTCTAAATCTTTTATGAACTTCTAATTTACCATTAATTCTACTTTTAGGTGATCTATCTGAAGGTCTCCATCTACAGCCATTTTGTATCATTGTTTCTGCAATACTAGGACCTACATCACCTCTTCTTGCCCATGTACTAGAATCTAATATACCATAGTGAATATACTCACCTTTTTCTAAGTCTACTACTTGTCTTGCAAAATAATCTGCTGTAACTTTTTTAATATATAATTCTCTATAAACCCATAAATTATTATTATAATCAACAGCAAACCATAAAACACAAGCAGGAGAAGAATAACCCCAATCAGCAGCACGAAACTTATACCAACCTCTAGGTATCTCAAAAGGTTCAACAACATGAGTTACTCTACTAAATTCTGGAAAAGCTGAATCTTCATATGCATCCCAGTCCCCATCTAAAAATTGTTTACGTTGTATTTCAGGTAATGATGCAAGCATGATATAATAATCATCAGTTTGCATTAGATAAGGATTATCTTGTAACTTAGCTGGAATAAATCTTCTAGTAATATATTTTTTTCCAACAGGCGTATCTATCCCTACATCAAACGCTGCATTTGGTTCACTAGGTTCAACAAACATTTCTCGAACCCATTGTGATCCTACATTGCCTGGATTACCTGTAGCTCTCATATAGACAGGTATATCTTTATCAACGGATCTTAAAGAAGATCTTAAAAAATTATATATATCTGGCGAAGGATATTGTGGAAGTTCGTCTATTCCTATCCATGTGTAAGATTGACCTTGGTATCGCAAAGCGTCTGTCATGTTCTCTGCGTATCCGAATTCGATCTTTGCTCCCGAGGGAAATCGCCATTCTTTTTCTTGTTCTCTCCATTTTGCACCAGGAAATGCTTTTGAGTATAATAGTTGAGACTTTTGAATTAAGTCTCTTAACTCAGGCATTGTCCTCCTTACTAAGAGTGCCCTGTGTAGAGCTTTATCACAATAACGAAGCGGATCTACTAGCATCGCATATGATTTACCACCGCCTCTAGCTCCACCATAAAATACTTCTCTTTCAGAAGCTGCAAGAAATTCTGTTTGTGGACCTTCATTAGGTTTAAAAATAACTTCTTGCTGATTTATGTGCTCTTTAACATTTTGAGGAGCACTCTCGATTATATCCTCTGTAAGTAGTTGTGTGTCTTTTCCTGTTAATGATTTATCTATAGTTAACAGTTTATTTTTAGTATTTTCTGCGTGACGTTTAGCAGAACGTAAAGATTGTTCTGCCTTTGCAACTTTCTTACGAGTTCGAGCTAGTATCTGTTTGACTGACTTCTTGGCTTTCTGCTGTATTATTTTCTTCGGTTTCGGGGGTGCTATTTCTTGCGAGTCTTTTTCTAAGTCCGACATGTGATATGTATCTTCCTGTTTTTCTATGTAGCCAAGATGCTGTTTCTCTTAATGAGCAAGTTTTAGAATATTCTCTTGCTTGTTTAAGAGCATCTAATTCTTCTTTTACAGGTTCTAAATAATCTGGATCTTGTGATTGTTTAAAACCAAATGGAATCGTTCTAGCTCTCTTCTTGATCTTTATTGATTCCACTTAATCAATTTTAATTTTTGCTGGTGAAAGATTTTTTGGTCTATCTTTTAATTCTTTTAATATATTTTGTTTAGTTAAACTTTTTCTTAATTTTGTAACTGGTGATAAACCTTTTAATAAATTAAAAGTTTTAGGAGTTTCCTGTTTCATTCTATTTTTAACTTCAGTATCTATATCTATATATGGTTTATTTCTTTCAGAGCTTCCATTTTTAGAATTATTTTTTGAATATAGATTAGCTCTAGGCAAAGGTGTAGAACTTCTAAATAATCTTTCTATTTTTACTTTTTCTGTTTTACCATAAGGTATAACTCTACTGCCATCCGTAGGTGTTTTATCCTTAGGATGTTTATTAGAATAAATTTTTTTACTTTCTGAATCTGCTTTAGTCATTTTTTGGGGTTTCCTTTGCTGGTAATATGAATATGCCATGCATAGCTTTCATATTAATATCTAATTGATCTTTTTTTGATAAACCTACTCTATCAAGTATTGAGTTCGCAGCTGCTAGACGAATGTTAGAGTGTGGTGTGGTCCCGTCTTCGTCTAGTAGGTCTGTTAACCGAGTAGCTGCTTTGGCAGAATGAGTTGATAAGTGGCTCTCTGCTAATTCTGTTATTTCTTTTTTGAGATTACGCACAACTTTAGGGTAACTGTGGTCTGAATACCCAGCTATCCTAGCCGCTTCTCTAGGATTTCCTCTTGCTTCTCCGAAAAGTACGTCTAGAAACTTTTCTTGCATGTCTGTTAAGTTTCTTTTTTGAGTCTTTGTTATAGAAGAATCCATGATTTGCGTTTATTATCTCCATTATTTCCTTAAAAGGAAGTTTTTTTGTTTTAGTTATGTCTAGATCTAGCATAATTTGTATATTATTCGTGATGACCTCTTCTGTCCTACTGGAATGTGCGTGTCTGTGTGTCCTTTGAATAATATATAAGATCTATTATAGTGTTAATTATCAATTTTGTCAAGTTATTTTTTTAATTATTTTAATATGTGGCGTTTTGGCACTAGACAAAATTGAATAGGGGGTGTATAATGTTCATAGGAACCTCCAGGGGGGCCTATATATCTATAGGATGGGTAAATATACAAGACCCCCTAGGGTATTCCTAGGAATATTGTCGGAATATTGTACCCTAAAATATAGCCCAATAGTGGTTTACATTGACTTTGAGTATTTTCTGGTGACTGGGTATATACGTAGGTAGGTAGGTAGGTGGCACCCCGCGTACCGCTTGGGGTTCTCTTGAGTTGTGCAAGATAAATAAAAAACATTTATGGCTTTGCGCGTGGGGTTCCCACAGGTTTACCCTTGGTTACCACTTGAGAACTCGCGGGGTAACTTTAATTTTTGTACCCTATAACTCCCCGTTGTTAACCTTAGAATTTTTAAATGTGTTTTTAGATGCATAGCTATTGGTATTGTTGATTATTGATTTGCTAACTGCTTAAGTAAACTATCTGCATTGTTAGCAAAAATAGTTTTATTGTTTTTAAAGTTAACAAAGTTAACACATTTTATTTTTGTTTTATCGTATGATTTGTGCCAATTGATTAAACCGTTTTTAACATTGGTATAATCATCCAGATAAGTTTTAATTGATGCTATCGTATTAAACTGAGCATCTTTATCTAGCATGGACATAAACCTACATGATAAAGTTTGTATTAACTCTATTTCTTCTTTTTTGATCTCATTACTTATACTATCAAAGTTTTGAGCGTCTGCTGTATAATCATCAATTGATCGTAACAACTTAACTAGTTTTGAAGCATACTCGTAATTTGCATCTTTAACGCCTAATACAAAATGCTTTGCAATACTCGTTAATTCTTCGAATGTAACGTAAGCATTCTCACCGCCATCTTTATTATATTTTTTCTTAAGATCATCACTCTTATTAATATCTCTCATTGATATTAATATTTTCTTAGGTGTTCGACCTGTTGGGTTACTGAAAGCGTTTTTCGTTTTTTCAATAACATCAAATTTAAGATCATAAACAACTACAACTGCTACACGTCTTAAGACATCATAATAATATGGATCTTGATCTTGTATAGTGTCGTAGTTTTTACCTAAGGTTGAACATAGCACCCGACGCGTAAAATTATTCAAATGCGCGTTAGTAAATTCTAAATCTTCAAATTTTCTTACGTCATCTGTTAACATTACATCTAGAGGTAATATATCTCTTAACTTAGTA